GTGGGTCTGGCCGATGATGTGGCAATCGGGGAAGATTCGCCATATACGCTGCTCATGGGATAGCCGGCGAGAGTGTCGGTGCCGTCGTCGATACCATGCAGGAAGTTGTCCTCGTCAATGAAATAGGCATCCCATTGGGAGTTCGCCGTCTGCATCAGCGACGCATCAAGCTCGGGGTAGTATTTTTCGAGGTCAAATGCATCTTTGCGGGCTGAAACGCCGGTGACCTGCTCAGGGCCCCAGCCGGTTGCCGCAGTCTGCACCTCGCCGCCATTCTTGGCGTATTCGCAGAGCCCCGCTATTCCATAGGCACGGGAGCTGTGCTCGGCATGGATGAGTTTCTCAAGTTTTTCAGCCGTCAGGTCGGCGGGAAGCTTGGTGCCGGGCGGCACGAGAATTACGGCGCGCATTTTGCCGAAATTGGGTGGGCACTTGGAAGTGCCGGTGTAAAGCTGTGCTGAATCGCACGTTCTGGGTGTTCTCATTGTTATCTGCAATTAGGAAGTTTTACTTTTAATTCAAGATTGGTGATGTTAATGGCATCTATGGGCTCACTGACGGTATCCCCGGTACCGGTGTGAGCGCCATATCTGCCATATGAGTAGTTTTCAGAGTATTCGTGTGGCACGTGTCTGTTGTAACCGAAATCGAGCCGGGCATCTTCCTGGAGCGCTTCGATGAATCTGTTATAAATCGGGCGGAGAATATTCCTGAAAGATGTTTCAAGACGCTGCTCGTTGCTCCAGCCTGTTTCAGAGGGGCAGGCTATGAGTATCCTGACTTTCGCCCGGGAGTGATAGTCCGGGGAATTGCGCTGCTCGTTGAACGGGCAGAACAGGGCTATCATCGGGAATTTCATATCGGTTCCTCCCGGCGATTGGCTCAAATCGTCAAGCTTGTCTTTCACATAGCGGGCATTGCCGAAAACATAGTGAATCGGCGGGCAGGGAATCTCGCCGGCAACACCTTTCCGCCCTACGACAGTAAGTGTGCAGTCAACGGCGGTTTCCCTTACCACATCCGCGATTATCTCTATTATTTCCCGGCTTTTGCTCATAGATTGAGTTGATTGATTTTGGTCAACATATCGCTGCTGATGTTTATACCGGACAATGTGCATCCGGACGACTGGCACCACTCGGCAAACCGGCGGTGCTTATTCACCATGGAGTTCCACGCATTCACCTGACGACGGATGGGCGCTACATACTCGTTTGCGCATTTGAGCCTCACAAGTCCCGTTATGGTGCTTTGTGAGGAGGTGTCGCGGAGGATACGGAAGAACACATAGTCAGCGAAAGATTCACGCAGACGCTCACACACTGCGTCGATATTGGCGTTGCATGTGGGGTTCTCGTCCTCCTCAAGACACACAAGATATGCGTTGACCTTGTTGCCCACGGTATTGCCGAGAATACCGGCAAGATACTCTTCCTGGTACTCGGAAATATATGCCTCTATCGCGTCAGCTACTTCTGTGGCATTTGCATTGGGCAGCCTGCCGACCGTGCCGAGGGATGCATTCAGGATGCGCCGTGGCCCTTTGGTGAAATAAGAACAGTCTATAAGCATCTTTACTTTGACTTTTTAGAACGCCGTGTGGTCTTTTTTGTGGTTTCTGTTTCCTTGGAATCAGTCGCCGGAACATCTTTGGTATCATTGATTACAGGAGTCTTGTCATCTGCATCGAGGTCAGCCTCCAGCATATCTTCTACCTCGACGTTCTTGTCATCCACAGCGTCGGGATTTTCACTGTTGTCTGCCGCATTTTCGGCAGGCTCTGTGGCATTGGGAACGGTGAGTAATGACAGCCGTTCTTCAAGTTCCGATATGCGGGCATCTTTTTCCCGCAACTGTATGACTGTTTCGTCACGCTCATTCTTGAGACGGACTACATCATCACAAGCCGGACTTGTGGCCGGGAGAATTGCAAGCAATCCCCGGCGCACTTTGTCGCGGCATAAACGGCGGACGAAATCGAGTTCCTGGGATTCACCCCTTACGATTATGTCCATTACCCTTCTGTTGTGATGGTTGTAGTTGAAGAAACAGGTTTGGTGATGGCCAGCTTGAGCTGGTTCATGTCTCCATAAGCGAAAGTCCACGGCATGTAAACCGGGAAGATTACCTCTTCCTGAACGATGAGGACAACCTCGTTGGTGAGCTTGGTCTCAACGTCCTCGGCCCATTCGAGAGTCAGTGAGGTATAGTCAACGAGGTGGGCACCGGCGTTGAGGTCGCCGAGCATATATTTGCCTGCGGGGATGCCTGCGTATTCCACCACGGGGCGAGATGCGATGTACTTGATACCGTTTACCACCTTGACCAGGCCGAGATTGCGCCCGAGCGCGTCTTTCTCGCTGTCGATGGCGTTGACTGTAATCGGGTTCAGCACGAGGAAGTTCGGGAAGTACTGGCCGAATGTCATCACGGCGAAAGCGGTCTTGATTACATCCTCGGAGTTGGGGGCTTCAATGCTCTTGAAAGCAGCATTGTTCACCTTGAAAGTCATCTTGGCGGCAGAGGCCTCTTCCTCGGAGATGGCCACGCCGAGCAGGAGAACCTGACGGTCGGTGACTTTGACGACGTTGTGGGTGGCGTTCAGATTGGCATTGGAGGTGGCTCCGGTGAACGTGATGGCCATGCCGTCGAGTACGAGAGGCTGGGGATTGGTAAACTCCACGAGAGCGTCAGCACCACCATTGTAGGCGGTGACGCTCTGGACGCTTCCGGCCTTACCCTCAACGATGTTGTCAGTGATGATTTTCTCAATGGGCATGACTCCCTTGTGGTTGGCGATACCGAGAAGATTCTCGCCGTTGCCGTCGCCGAAAAGGATATTCCAGTCTTCGGCCATATATACGGCCTCGGGCATCATGGCGAGGATGTAAGAGCGGAGGTATGCGCGGCTTTTGAGCATACGCTTGGAGATGCGCATGTGCGTACCGAGGCGCTTGGTTCCGGTCTGTACTTCTTTTGTCTTGATGCTCGATTCCGGCAGACGACCGTTTTCTGTGACGTATCGTGCGTTGCGGTCCATGGAGTTCACCTGTGTGAATGCAAGGTTCGGGAACGCCGGATCACCGGACAGCACCTGAAGAATCTCTCGCATGTGCAGGGGCTTGTTGGCGATGGGCGATACAACGCGGCTCTGCTGCTGAGTGATAAGGTGTGTGCCCTCGTAGTTGTCGGTCATCGACACGACTTCTTTGAGAGAGAACCCGTCGAACTGACCGGACTTGCGAGTGTTTCCGGCGGCGAAGTCCTGGAACTTCTCGCTGTCGAACATAGCCTGAAGCTTTTCGTCGAACTTGTTGATGGTGTGCATCGAGATGCCTTTCTGCTTGAGCTTCTCAACAGTCTCAGCCGTGGATTTGAGCTGCTTGACAAGTTCGGCATTTTCCTTGCGGAGTTCCGCAAGAGCCTGAGTGTTGTTGTCAGACATCTGCTTGCTGAGTTCGGTCAGCCGCTTGGTGAGAACCTCGTCTGAAATCAGACCGTTGTTCGACTTGTTGATGGCATCGGTGAAAGCACCTACCATCGCGTTGATGAACGTGCGCTGCTCATCGGGGAGTCCGGCTGTCTTGATGCCGAAAATCTCCTGAACTTCTTTTTCTGTCAAATTAGCCATAGTGAGCTATGAAATTAGATGGTGATTGTTTTACTTTTTTGTAGCTGCGTTGAGAGATGCCCAGAAAGAGGATGACGGTGACGGAGTCGGCACGTCGGCCGATTTCTTCTTTGTGTCGTCATCTTTCTTGCCCTCTTCATCTTCGGGCTTTTTCTCCTTGACCTCGTTTGGCGTGGACGGATCCGCAACGAGTATGTTGTTGGAGCGGTATACGCGGGACCAGCAGTGCGGACAACGCACATAGGCAAAAGCATCGACAATGCTCTTGGTTGTTATTTCTTTCTTGGTAGCCGCCATGCCGTCGATAATCGACGATACAGCAGCCTGAATTTCGGGGCGGTAGTGTTCTATCCGGCGGCATGCCTCATTGCGGGCAATTGACGATACGAACTCCGAAGCCGCATCCTGCACCTCCTGCGAGAAAGTATGCTCCGGCTCGTTGTCGTAATCGAATTGATGACCGCAACACGGACACGTCACAATCAAGCCGCCGCCAAGTGATTTGAGTAGCAGGTTGAGTTCCATATCGTAGTTTTTAAGTCGCTCGTCGGAATATCCGCGCTGCTTGAACGCCATGCGGATTAATTCAACGGCATCTCTAAGCTGGTCCTCGGTGGCACTCTTCAACCCTACAAGGAATGTCTGGGGATTAGCGCCCCATCCGGTCAGCGTGGAGTATTCGAGCATTTTCCACCTCACAACCTTGCGGCGGTCTTCCTCATCACGGGCGAGAGCCTTGACACCGATGGAGTGTTCAAGGGTTCGGCCACAATCGCGGAAGAGCTTGTAATCTTCCAGAATGTCACGGCCAATCTGCTTTTTGAGATTAAGCTGTCCCGTCATAATGAGGTTGTTGTCCTTTTCCTCGCCTGACAGTGGCACACCCAAAAGCTGGCGCGTGTCGTGGTTCAGATACCAGCGCATTTTGTGCATATCATCGCGGAGTGTGTCCACGAATGACCCTGGCATCGAGATGTCGTGCTGTGCGTCCTCGATGCCTATACCGTTCACGCCTACGGTGACGATACCTTTCTCAGATACATCCAGTGCTTTCGTTTCGTACTGGAGGTTAATCATCTGTTCTTTCATTACTTTCTCCTTTCGAGGGTTTATTATTGGGTTGATTGTTGTCTATATTCTTATCTCCGGGCTGGCCGGTGTTAATCTGAATCGGTGAGGTCTGCGCCTTTATCACGTTGTCCACTTTGGCTATCTCATCGGGAGTCATCTCGAACTTGGTCTTGTCGAATATGTCGCCATCAAGAGCGTCCTCGTGGATTTGAGAACGCCAGTCGTTGATGGAGATTAGTCCGTTGTTAAACTGCGACAAGCAGCGTTCATTGACGAGTTTCTTAACCTCTTCCGATTCTTTGAGTCCGACTTGCAGGCAGGCCACATCATTGAAATCGCAATCGAGATAAAGACCTTTGGCCTCCAATCCGAGGAATTGTGTAATGGTCTCACAGAATCGCTTGGCTGCCGGTATTATTGTAGATGTATATACACCTTTCTCCGCAGAATCTCGATTAGCGTATGTCGACTGGTCTTTACGGGGCACTAAATCCGCAGGAATGCCGAACACAGAGGCTATCTTGATAGCGTCCTCAAGGGTCTCATCAAATGGCTGCATCTCGGCGATGGAGGAACTTGTCTTTATGAAGTTCACCGGAATATCGGTAATTGCAAACGGAGACTTTCCCTCTTCGAGTCCATATTTGCTATTGAACTCTTTGCGCAGTTCTTCCTTTTCCGATGGCTCAAGAGCAACAGTGCCGGTAGGGTCTTCCTTTTGGGCTACGATAAAGCCGAGAGCACCACGTTTCAGAAAAATCACATTGCGGGCCTCATAAACTGCGATGAGGTTTGCTATGGGCTTTTTTACTGACAACAGGCGGCTTTCCGCTTTCAAGTATCCATTGCCTCTGATCAGTTCAGGTATGCCGTCGCGGTCATGCCATATCTGCCAATAAGGTATGGTCAATCCGGAATATGCGTCGAGGTTGAGCGTATAGCCTTTTATCAGTTCGTCAATGTTGGCTATTCCGAATATGGGCACACCATAGCTGTACTCCATCGGTTTGACCTCGACGAGATGAGCCGGCAGACTCCAGTAATTGGAACACCATTGAAATTTGATGGCATCCGGTCCGACGGAGTCAGCCATTGATGCACGGAAGAACGCATTGCCGGTGGCCAGTTTATAGACAAAATGCTGATAGACGATTTCTCGCCATGTCATAATCGGGTTCGGCTGTTTGAGGATTGTATCGGCGCCAAGGCGGTTACACCACACAAGACTGTCATCTTTTACCCTCTTCAAGTCAAAATGAGCCTCTGATATGCGTTTAGCTATATAGTCAATAGGCCAGAATACTTCCGGGATAGTCTTAAACATCTCTATGAAGTTGTTGCCGACTACTGACGGGTGAATAAGTCTGTCAAGCATTGACAGAATATTCTGGTATCTGAATGCATCTTCAACAATATTGTGTGCACCTCGGTCACCCTGGTTGTTGGGCTGCGGTATGATTTCCGCTTCTTCAACCGGAGCTTCCGTCTTTTCTTTGGTGCTGAATAATCGCCGTATGAGATTCATGCTTTGTTCTTTTCTCACAAATTAAAGCACAAATCCAGTCTGTTTCGCCAAATCCCCGAAAAACTGAATTTTCGCCACCTTCAAAAATGTAACCTAATTTACTATTCTTTAGGCGATTGACGTACTACTGTTGTCAAAACTGAATTTTACAACGAACTGTATAAAGCCACTCAAAACGGCACTTGCCTCTATACTTTCACCCGTGGCGCGGTTGTAGTCGAATAGGTTGGTCATGAATTGTGAGTACTCTACATCTTCCGTCAATTTGGTATCGTTGAACAGCAGATGGTTCTTCACGAAGTCAGATGTAGCAGCTATGCGCCGGTCAACATCTGCAACTTCATGCATGGCTCGGACATTCGGTATCTCCTTTCGCAAATCGCGTACAAATCGGAAATATGCAGGTGCGCACTCGATGATGGTTTGCTGGCTCCCGGCATTTACCAGAATCTCGGCTATTTCATCGGTAGAGGACGTTTCCCTCAACATCAGATTGACTATGTGCCATTTCTCGCCGCACAGCTTGCCGTGGACCAGAGCAAATTTGCCATTGATATTCGGCATGGCATAGACAATCTCACGGCTATACTTGCACTCAGTATCGGGATTGTAGAAATGAACGATACCATCACGGGCATATAGGTTACGTTTGCGACGGTTAGAGAACAACAGGAACTTCTCTCGCACAAGATCTGCGACAACATAGCGGAATGTGTCGGAGATGTGTCCGTGTTCCTCATAGGTCTGCATGGTGATTTTATTCTTGATTTTTGTTTTGAGAATTGCCCCGTTCTCATCTTTCTGCACGCTCATGTAGTCCTCAATCGAGATGGTACAATGTTCACCGATGATGATACGGATATCGGGTATAATCTCATCAAAGATGGCGTTGATAAATTCGCCGGTCATCGGCACACTCGGATTCTGCTTGCCTACGCAGTCAATAACCTCTATGCCCTCGGCTTGTAGGGTAGATATTACAAGGTCGAGGAATGAGCGTTTTTGGTCGTCAATGGTGTTGGCATGGCGAGTTGAGGCATCACCATGCAGATATATACGGTCAACTCCCAATTCCCTACATTTTGCCGCTACAAGCAGAGCACTTTTACGGGCGGTATTATGTGGGCTCTCGGCCGCAATCTCATCTATCTGGCGAATCTTAATGCCTCCGGGTGCAGGCTCAATACCTCGGCCAAAGTCATATTCAATCTGCCAGAATGTGTAAGAGATATAAGGCAGCACGTTGTTATCGACGCTTACATGGAGTGCGAGGTCGGGATTATATTTGCACTCTGCCGTGTGCTTGCCACGGTTGAACGAGCCGAAGAACTCGGAACCGGTACGGATAACACCCCATTCGCCCAGCGCGTACACGTTGTAGTAGTCGGTGTCGTTGATACGGTCTTTCTCAAAGTCGGCGATACACTGTTCATCATAGTAGCCGTATGTTCCGTCCGGCGAACCGACAACCCAAAAGTTATTAAGGTAGGTGGACTGGATAACAACAGTGTCGGGGGCGTGTTCCTCTATCTCCTTTGTGCGAGGGTTCAGAATCATCTTCGCCTCGTTCATCCGTATTGATTTCACGGCAGTAAGTTGTGAGGGTATCTTCCTCCCGGCAATCTCTATCTCCATCGGAACATCATGCCACTTCTCTATATCAAATACCTCCTTCTTTATCCAGTGCGTCTCCTTGATGGGATTGAATGTTGTGATAATCTGCTGGCCTACTTTACCGCGCAGACGCTTACGAACCTGCTTGTAGTCCTCGCTGGTAAATTCAGACCATTCATCAAGTACGACACGTTTGTAGTTGGAGATACCCTTTATCTTTTCCGGGTCGTCGAGGCCGCCGAAATCAATCTTGGCCCCATTCGGTATACAAATAATCTGCCTCACCCCGTCCTTGAACTTGAACAGACTGAAAATGCCGAGCTGCTTGGCTGCAACCTTGAAATCTTCGTAGATGGTTTTGCTGATATACGCCCCAACCTTACGCATTACGAGCGTGTTCTCACCGTCCCATAAGGTCATGATGAGAATAAGCTGTGCCACACTGTATGATTTGCCGGAAGATGAACCGCCGAACAGAATTATCAGTCGTATGGCCACATCCTGGAGCAATTTCATCAGATGGAAGCCGAGGGGGTTGAGCTTCTTGAAATTGATTTGCATTGATCTTGATACTTTGAAAGGATTACAGGGCGTTTTGCTTACGCGGTTTTGTATTTTCCCGGGGATTTTTCCACCTGTTTTGATAATATGCAATCGAACAATGCGATTTTGCTTATACTCACATTACTCTTGATCATCGTCAAAACCAATGCGCAGCTCTCCCGATACGCTGTTGTGGGTGGTTATGTTTAGGTCTTTGGCAGAGGCGTAGCCGAGCACGTCTATAAGCCTTTTCTTGGCGGCATCTTTATCGACATCGGGGACAAGCCTCTTGCCATTGCGTGTGAACTTCAGCAGGCGGCGTATCTCTTTGGGTATCTCGTGGAGGTAGCGCATTCTCCATTGGTGCGTTTTCTCATCTTCTATCCAGAGTGTCAATGGGTCGAGGTCGAGTATCTTTACATCATCGGAGATGATGCGCTCCCGGCTGATTGTAGCGAGTCTCGCGCGCTCCTCTTGCAGTTGCTCAACCCTTTGGGCTATCTTTGGGTCACTCATCAGCAAAGATGCCGATGTGTAATGGGTGCTTGCCTTAGCGTCATTCTTGCAGTTGTAGGCTTTTCGGTATGCTGTAACAAGAACACCTCTTGTGTCGGTACCGTAGGCATCTACGACGTACTGACAGAACAGCTCCTGTTGTGCGGTAAGACCGTGTTTATTCTTCTTTCGTGCCATTGTGATGATGTATGAGAGGTTTTATATAATTCGGGAATAAAATTGTATATAATCAGAGGCTGAAATTGTAGTCGGATAACAGCCAAAGAAAAAATAGATAGAATGGATTGCTGTTGTTCATATTCATGCTTTGTCTTTCTCCCGCCCTTGAAAAATTTTCCGGATATGCTCCAAAAATTGCCGTTTTTGGCCGTTTTGCTTTCGTTTATTGAACTTTTATTTCCAAAACATGGTGGGGATTGAGTAAAATTCATGGCCGGGAGAGTGGATTTTAGCGGTTATTGATGCCTATGATGCTGAGAACAAAATCACGATCACCGAGTAACGCGGCAGTTGCCGTTAATGTGGTGCCGGTAGTGATGATGTCATCATAGACTATCACCCGCCGCTCGGCTATGGGCCGGAGCAGATGAAAGTCAGGCTCCAGACGGTTGCGGTTGATACACTGAACAGCATCGGCATAGAACGGAATGCCGAGACGGATTGATATCCTCTCACATACCGCCGTTGCAAAGTGGAACCCGTCTGCATGGCGCCGCCGGGGAGTGGTGATAATACACCAGTCTTCCGTATTGTTGACAAGACGCTCAATGAAGTTGGCCGCAGCGTCGGCAAATAAGGCCGCTATGTCGGCCGACTGCTTAATCTCGCTGAACGGAATCCCGCTCTTTGTGCGTCTGTATTGGGCGAAATACACCAGGGAGCCGAGTTGATGCAGAACCGTCCGGGGTGACAAATCACAAAGAGGGATATTCCCACCTTTCAGCCGAGGCCGAGAGGCAGGAACATCCCAATTATCCATACGTGTTATCTTACTGCGTCTGCTCATGGTCAATACTCTCAAATATGCGCCTTATGCCGTCGGCAACAGACGTATATTGCAAA